ACAGCCATTAACGAAAATATCAATGCCTTATCTCAAACTGTAGACGATAAATTGGCAACTGCAAATACAGCGCTTATACAAAGTGCTGATACGTTTGAGAAAACACAAAAATTAGCAGATAACACAAAGGCATATGCGGCACAAACAGAAACCGATAAGAAAAATATCAATGATTTAGTTACAAAAGCTGATGCCATCAAGAGTGATATTAATAATAAACAAATAGCTAGTGTAGGTAATGCCAAGAAAGCGGAAGATGCAGCCAAACGTGCAGAGGTAGCAGCTGCTAAAGCTGAAGAAATAGCAATACCCGGTGGCAAAGGGATTGTAACCAAATCTGAAGCCGATGCTAAATACATCGGAAAAGAATCACTAAATGGTATTGTGTCAGTTAAAGACTTCGGAGCAGTTGGCGATGGCGTCACCGATGATACTGCTGCATTTAAACGTGCTAATGATAATCTTGCTAACAAAATATTATTGGTGCCAAATGGTCAATACAAACTAACTGAACATTTAACCTTTAATACAGTGGGTTCAGTTATGGATATGGGTGTATACACCAATATCAAGCCGTATTATCCAACAGAAACACCAATGCTAAAAGGCGCATCAAACATAGCGTTTGTAAAAAATATTACTTATGATGCGGAAGTGAACCAATGCCAAGGGTTTACTTACAATTCTAAAAAGAATGTATTTGTACTTGCCTGTATTAATGGTGAAGGTACTAATCAAATTCTTTACGAGCTTAACCCAGACACTTTTGAAAAAGTAGGTACTTATAAATTTACGGATTCTGAACGCCTAGGGCATTGTAATACGATGACATATAATCGGTATACGAATAAGATTTACATCGCAAATGGGCTAAAAAATGGCAATAATTTGACGGTTATGAATGCCGATACTATGACAATCGAAAATACTATTACATTGCAAGAAAAGGTATTCAACATTGACTATGATCCGATTACAAGGACTTATGTATCCATTGTACCTATTGCAGGTAACCAAAGAGTACGAACTATCAATTTGTATAATGATGAGTTCAAAAAACTCAAAACGTACCAAGTCGATTATATCTATCCGGACATGAATAATAACGGGGCCTTTATGCTAAACGGCGCAATCATGTCCGCAACGTTAGGAAGTCTTGTAGAGTGTACACCATTCGGTACAGTTAAACAGATCATTGAAATCAATCGTGAGACGGAAATCGAAGACATCGCTTACTACAATGGCAAGTTCTATTTTGCAGTACTAACTCAAAAGCCAAACAGACGTCACCAAGTAGATATTTATGTAGGTGACCCAAATTACGACTTTGAAAACTCAATCAATACTGCACGATTAGCAACGCTTGATTATCTCAAACTAGCAGGTGGTACATTAAGTGGCGCACTTAAAATGGCTAATAATACCTTAATCGAGGGTTATAAACCTGACGGACATGGTGTTGGTATGGCTAAGGTATCTACTAGCGGTAACGTAGAACTTGGCGATAACTCCGTTAATACGTTTGTTAAAGGTAAGGAATTTAAACACTATGATGGTACAGATAGTTTCACAGTACTTACCACCAAACATTACGGAACGGCAATTTATAAGAAAAAGGATGTAGACGATAACTTTGTTAAGAAAACAGAAGTTGACCAGTTAGGTTTTCCATATTCTAAAGTTGAGGCAGCGGCAGATTGGAACACGTTCACAACACAAGGGGCAATCGAAATCAACTTTGATGGCGGTGCTAATAATCCACCACGTAGCCACAAACAAGGGATGCTAATTGTAATGAATTTTGGCAAAGGTAAGATGATAGACCAAACATTCCATGCGTTCAATGGCGAAACATACCACAGAATGTTTATGGCTGATAAATGGAAATCTTGGGGGAGAGTACAAACATCATTAAATAGCCGATTGAAATTGTGGAGTGCTAATGGTGGAAACGAGGTGTATGTTGAATAATGCCTAACTTAAAAGTTAAGAAAGGAAACGATACACTAACCTTTGGACTAACTGATAACTTGCGTGATGTAGGAGAAAAACGATTACCAATAGTAATTAGTGGTAAAACATACTATGCACGATTGGGCGGTGATAAAACCGCCCTTGTGGTGCAACGTACATCAAATAGTTCTAAAAGTTATGTACAAACCAACCCTGTATTGTTTAATACATGGCGATGGGGAAAGGTACCTTATGACATTAGGGGTACAGAAAAAATGTTTGTGTACTTACCAAAAGGAAAGTATAGAGCGACTGTGCATGGTGGGTATGACAAAACTAATGAATTTACTATAGCTGCATCGCAAGATATTGAGGTTAATGTTTCTACAACAGGTAGAGATGATTATTTAACAGATACTGTTTTCAATATAAATGGATGGAGAGATACTATAAGTTTAACAAGGCATCAATTTACTATAACTATTGAACGAATTGGGGAGTAAGAATGATAGAAGTTGTATTATCGCCTTTCATGGTAGAAGGGTTTAACGTAGCAGAGGCGGTGCGAATATCACTAGCCATATTTACGAGTGTTGTATTGGTATTTGTTGATACATTCTTGCGTGTCTTAGTTGAGGCACGCAATTTTAATTTAGCGACCAATAGAGAACTAACCATTAAGAATATGTTCCTTGCAATTATATGGCGAGGATGGGCGAGTGTTGAAGTCAATGGACACCAACGCAGATTTTTGGTAAGCGGAAAACTACGAGCAGATATGACTAAAAAATTAGTTAAGTCTTATCCTTGGATATTCCTATTATCATTCATTCTATTAACATTGCCTGATGTGGATATTCCTATGTTAGGTCGCATTGATATGTTTCTATCTACATTGATGTATCTAGTGCCTATTATGGTTGAATTAGCATCTATCGTAGAAAACATGATAGAACTTGAATTTGTAGAAAGTGCATGGTTTCAACGTGCGATGAGTTTGGTTAAAGAGTTGATAGCGTTCGTAAAATCAATAAAGGATGCGATTAAATGATTGAAAAAATTAGTATTCGTGAGGTGTTAACAATCCTCGTCCTAGGGGCGGTCAATATAATGGCCGTCCTTTATGGTTATAACGAATTGGCCATGAGTATTTCCTCCGGACTCGTTGGCTATTTAGGAGGACGTGAATCAAATAGGAAGGAGCAAAACAAATGGAACTAGGAAAATTAAGTGCTGCGTATGAAAGCTATTGTATCTACAGGCGAGGGGGACTTTGGGGGAATTTCGTATGGTGCTTATCAGTTAGCAAGTAATTGCGGAAGTGTAGATGCGTTTCTTGGTTGGGGCTTACGACAAGAAGATGGATTTTACAAAGATTATGCAAGAGCCCTTCAAGGTGCAGGACCTATCAATTCCGATGAATTCATTAACAAATGGCAAGAATTGGGAACCATAGACCCTAATGGATTTATGGCAATGCAGCATGACTACATCAAATATGCTTATTATGATGTGGCATGTAGTGAATTAGCCAATCAATTATTTGATGTTAATATCCATAGCCGAGCATTGCGTGATGTTGTATTTTCTGCGGCCGTTCAATATGGTCCCGGTGAAGTTGTTAATCTTTTTAAAGAGGCAATGCAATATGTTCCGGGTTGGGAACCTGATTGGAACTTATCTTATGTAAACGACATTAAGTTTGACTGGGATTTAATTAATGGTGCATATGAACAGCGAAAGTTGCATCCATGGAACTATGAAGGTAATCCTAGTTGGTTGCGTGAAAATCTTGTTGAACGGTTTGATGCAGAAAAAGCACAAGCATTAGAAATGTTCTCGCAAGAAATGCAAGAAAGGGGTCTATGATGAGCCTTTGGGTTTTCAAGGTATTATGTTACCTAAAACGATATAAAATTCTCATAGGGGGGCTAATTTTAATTATTTTAGCCATTGTAGGGGTGTCTATATATAATTCACATCAGGTTGAAAAGCCTGTGTTATTAAAACAGGAACAAGTAAAAGATCCTGTAAAATTGGCTAATGCTATACATATTACCAAAGCTGAAGCACAACAAGTTATTTCCATTAAGGAAAGAACTCAACCAGTAGCGACTTACTATACACAAGCATCTACAGTCGAACAAGCTGCAGAAAATGTGAAAAAGGATATTGCACATAGCAACCCTAATTTACCTAAAGCAGCAACAGAAAAATCTGATAGAACGGCGGTAGTTGCTAACACAGAGGAACAAAAAGTCGATGTATACAAAATCAAGTTAGATAAACCACATAGTATATTAGCTGGTGTAACTGTAATGACTAATGGTGAAGTATATGAAACAGTAGGTTATGAAGATAAACGCTTTGAGGGTTTAGCGCACTTTAAAGGTTCAGAGTTTAAAGGCGCATCCGCATTGGTTAAAGTTGTGAGATGGTAGGTGATCCAAATATCTCCGAGTTGCACGGTTTGCAACAGTCAACTAATAGTTTATTATTGGAAGAAAACATTATGAGTACACTATATCTTGATGACGATATGATGCCGTATGCTGATATATTTCTAAAAGCGATTACAAATATTGAAGCCTTAGGATACTCTTTTAAACCTGATTTGTTGATTCACAAATATACTGGTAGAAGTAAAAAACGATTAGGTACGACATATTGTTATCCAAATGATGATTTTTGTTTAATTGAATTAAGTACAGATAATCATAAAGATGGTATTACTATAGATACAATTTATCACGAGTTAGCACATGCCACTATCGAGTGTCATTTTAAAGGACATGGAAAAGAATTTAAGCAAATACGAAAGAAAATAATTGATGCTTATAAAATTGATATTGGCGGTGCGGTATTAAAAATGGAGTAAAAATATGGCAAAGACATTTGAATTTAACGGAAAGACTTACAATTTCGCAGAAGATATTCAAGTTCCGCAAGAGGGGTTGTTCGAGGCAACATTAGTTGATGAAAATAACCATCGATGTGAAATGATCTTTAGAAACGGTAAATTATTTAGACTAACTGAATTAGATTAG